TTACTCTTCTCGTCCTCTGTCATACTAGCTTCCTCCCCTGCACGAACTCGCGGTATGCCGGTCGCTCGTGCGGGTCCTTCTGCGTCTGCCTGAGCTTGATGAAGCCCCGATGCGTCATGGGCCTCCCGCAGACGAAGCAGGCATCCGTCGGTCGCTCGAGGACGAACTCGATGCAATCAGGGCACATCCACCGTTGGACCAAGTGAGGCTTGACCTTGCGGTTCACATCAGGGAGCGGCTTGAAACAACGCAGGCAGGTCTTTGGGATGGGTTGGTGCAGGGCGGCCTCACCGACGACCTTCTTGGCACATCCCTTGCAGATGGTCACTCGGTCCCCTCCTTGAGTTCGACCTCGACCTCGAACACGACCGACTTCACCGCCAAGGACTTCACAATGGCACGGCAGGACAGCCCGAGCATCTTCAAGACCTGCGCCTCGAGTACCTCAGTCCCGACCTCGATCGGCACCTGGTGGAACTCAACAACGGGAGGGGGTATTGGTGGGCCTGGGTTGATGGTCGTCGTTACGTTGACCTCGGAGTTCGTGCATGTCACCACGCCCGAGTGGTCGACAAATTGCTTCTTGCACGCCTTTTCGTGCCGGTCCCGCCATCCTGCCTTTGCGAACACTCGGTCACAGTTACGGCAAGGAAAGGAGACCACCTTCTCCCCCCGGTTGCCCGCCGCCATCGGTGGGGCCTTGTGATTCATGCGCTTGAGTAGATCTCGGGCGCGTTCACGGTTGCAGTAGTGCGTCGCGTCCTGCCCCCTGACCTCTCGGACGAAGGTATCGTCCACCAACCGACGGATGGGGCCAACGAGCTTCCCAGGCGGCAGATCGAGATAGGCGGCTACCTGTCTCATGGTCGAGAGGTCCGAGAGGTCGATCACGGCAAGGATGTCAAGTTCGAAGGTCGACAATGCCTGTCGGTTGTTCATGGCATACACCTCGCAAAGACCTCACAGAGACCGCCACGCTCGACTCTTCGTTTCTTGAGTGCGCAGAACAGAGGGTCGTTGGTCGTGTGGTTCGTGTCAGGGACGGGTTGACTGTGCTTGCAGTTCCCACAGCAGTCCTCATAGGTCTTGAAGGGTTTCCAATTGTGCCAATCGACCTCATTCATGGTTGCCCTCCTGCATGTCCTTGACCGCCAGGCGGTAGCCCAAAAGCTTGCCCTGGTCCCTGAAGGCCGCGTTGACCATGTCCTTCATGCGTGCGTCATTCGCACTTGCCTCATACTTGAGTCGGTCGATCTCCCTCTGCAAATCATGAATCTTACGGCCCTCCGCTCGGACCTCTTCGCGAGTATCGTAGTACCTCTGCTCGAGCGCCTTGTACGGACTGACATTCGGTTTGTCTGCCCCACATTCGTTGCATCTGACCATATTCATCTCCTCCTTAGCTCTTCCCACTTCACCATCTTGCGTATGCGCACCCCGACCGAACTCGGCCCCAGGTCTATCGCCAATCCGATCTCTTGCACATTCTTGCCTTCGAGGTACAACCGAGCGATCTCTCGGTCGACCTCTCCGCTGTCACGCGCTGATATGATCACCATTCGGTCTGCCCCTCCCTGTCGATTCCGTAGACAACGCCCTCCTGATAGACTCGGTAAGGCCATTGCTTGCGGTGTAGCAGGCGAGAGAGAGACCGCATGAGCACACGCCGCCTCGACACAGGATGTCGCTCTATGTGCCGTTTGCGGCCTTCCTTGGTCGTCTCGGTGACCACCCGGTCGATGGACTCTAGGTTCTCATCGAGCCATGCGTCCCCAACCACCGTGAGTTCGTAGAGGATCCTCCTGAACTGCTCGTCGCTGATCTCAGACAACAATCTCCGCCTCCAGTTGCTTCTTGAATCCCTCGACCATGCCCTTCTGCTTCTCGTCGAGTATCGAGACCACGAAGGGATAGAGCTTCGTCACCAGGATGACCGTGTTCTGCGCTAGGTTGACGTTCTGTGCGACATTCACCTCGAGGTGGTTCTGCGGCATCGGCGGCAGGATGCCCACGCTCTGATACATCTGCAACCGCTGAGTCGCACACGACCGCAAGGTCGCCAGGGCCTGCAACTTCTCGTAGGTCTTGGCCTCCCCTGCATGGAACATCCACCAAGCATTGCGCTCCATCTCGTCCAGGGACATTGAGTAGTTGACCGCGAACTCCTCGGCGGTCATCTTGGAGAGCTTGAAGGCCTCGTCCCTCCTCAGCATCTCGATGTCGCGCTCGATGGTGCGCACCGTGACCTCGAGCTCGGCGGCGATCACCTTGACCGGCACGCGGGCGACCAGGCGGCGCTTGACCTTCTCCCGCCGCTCCTCCCCGAGCTCCTTGATTGCCTTACCCATCCCCGGTTCCTCTTGCGACATAAGATGACATCTCGTGCACTTAGACCTTACTCATGAGGGCGTGCAGGGTGTTCTACCTGGTCGGCACCCCAGCGCGTGTTGCACCACGAACAGATGTAGGTGCGTTGGGCATTGGGGGCGTTGGACGCGGGTTCCTCGACGAGCAAGCGCTCACAGATCTTGCATGTAGGAGACATGCCGCCAGGGGTGTACGCCTGCTCGAAGAAGTCCTTGCCTACGGAGTAGACAAAATGACCGGGGCTCTCGACTAGGTAATCCCCTGCTTCGTAGTCCTTCGCGCCCTCAAGGGTTTTCACCTGTCCGGGCCGTGTCGTCCGGTAGGCGTTGACCTCACGCGGGTTTCTCAGCCATCGCTCCCAGACCAGGCAGGGGCGGAGTATCCCATAGCAATCCTTGATTCTTGGCTCGATGTTCTCGGTCAACTCGCACGGCTCAGAGCCGCAGGTCACTATCTCGCAGAGGTGGCAAGCCTCGGTCGTGCCTTTCTTGTATTGGTTACACAGCATGTACTCACCAAGTGATTCTCGTTTGAAGTCGGGTTTGAGCTCCAGGGAACTCTCGAAGGGGGAAGGCCGTGCCTATGACCTCGTTCTTGGTGAACACGGCGACGTTGTCCCGTCGGCAGACGGTGATCAGTTCGGCGGCCCACTTGACGAGGTCTTGCTTGTGTTGGTCCTTGATGCGCTTGCCTGTGACCTCCCCTATGATGGCCCAGTCGACGCCTTCGAGGTTGAGGTCCTTGGAGGATGGACCGAACAGGGGCTCGAAGCTGACGAACTTGATGGGGCGGGTATGCATGTCGTGGATGGCTAGGAGGGTCTGTAGTCGGTGGTCATGGCTCTCAGGTCGCTCGACCGTCGTCCCTATCCAGCAGTTCTTGGGCATGGGGTACTCCCTGTAACGCTCAGGGTTCTTGGTGAGGAACTGGAAGGTCAGCTCTGGGTGCCGACGGCAGGCCTCGATCACGGGGCTTATCCATTCGTCAGGGACCCAATGCCCGAACAGGTCGCCCATGTTGCAGACGAATACCTTCGAGCCTGCGGGTATCTTGAACTCCTTCTCGTTGATCTTCTCAGGGCGGAAGGTTGGGGTGAAGCCCTCCTTATAGATGCGCTTGGCGGTTCTTGCGGCGTAGCATCCATCGGGGCCGTAGTCGCATCCGTGCAGACATCCGGTGACCGGGTTCCAGGTGAAGTCGGTCCATTCGATCTTGCCGGGACCTTGGGGGTTCACCGTCTCACCTCGTCCCTGAACATCAGGCATTCATACCAGGGGTCCTCAGCCTCAGCGACGGCCCCACAGACCTTGCACACGACCTGAAAGTCGCGTCCGGCCTCGTCCTCACGAATCTTCAACACCGGTGTGTGCTTGATGCAGGCCTTCACTTGGTCACCTTCTCCTCGTGGCCGCGCTCGATCGAACGCACATCACAGTTCGGGTTCATGCAGAAGTACCAATACCCAACGATTCCGTTCTTCACACCTTCTTGCGACCGCATCTCGCTACCGCACTTGGGGCACTTCTTTGAGCATGGCGGCACCAGTTTGATGAACCAATGTACCCAGAGCAGTCGGTCATCCTTGGGCTCCTTGCCCCACCAGATCTGCTTGACCGCCTTCCTAAACTCCTGCTCGGAGTCGCATCCCTCGTTTCTGTAGAGTTTGGTCGCAATCGTTCCGTATGGGACCTGCCCGACCGACATAATCTGGAAGGTCGCTCCGAAGGCTGGAAAGGTGTCTCTATACTCTCCCATCTTCTTCGTCCTGCTCGTTACTACCTTGACATTCTCAAGCATCGACTTCTTCCACCGCTTCGAGAACGGTATCTCAACCTCTGTCATGTCCTTCCTCCAATCCTCGCTCACAGGCGATTATGATCTCCTCGCAGAGTTCCCTCGGCACGATGCCTCGCTTGATGGCGGTCATGTTTCCCCATGCACGGACCTGCCCGTGCGCTCCTCCCTGGACGCCTTGCAGTCCCGTCTTGCCGCCTCGAGAGGCTATCTCATGACAGGGTGACCTCGGCTTGCAGACTGGCCTTGGCTTCCATGCCATGCAGTTATTCCAGATGTCGGTCGGCTTCTGATACCCGAGTCCGTACTGGCAGTAGGTGACGGTCGACCGGTTCCAACCCTGCATGAAGTTCATCATGCGGAGCATCCCCCTGGGGTTCTCGATGAAGTAGTAGGTCGGTTCGAGTTCTCGGATGATGGCGAGTGTCCGGCGCACTATCTCCATCCCATCGAGCGCACCCTTAGAGATTGGGATGCGGCGAGGGCCGAACTTCTTCCAGTTCCTGCTGATTGCGGCGACGCTGAACGCTGTGCATGGTGGGGACGCCCCGATCACATCGGGCCGCCAACCCCCCAGTACCTTCGGCTCGAAATGATGGATTCGTGCACAGTAGGTTGGTTTGAAACGAGGGTTGCTGTCGAGCGTCCGGCAATCATGTCCCCGTTCCTCCGCCACTTTCGTGAACGACTTGGTGCCACAAAAGAGTTCTAAGCACTTCGTCTCGTTAACCCCCTCTTCCTGACCACCGAACGCTCGTAATCCTTGTAGTCGCACGACCAGTAGAGCGCGGGCCGGTTCGCCCAATGACGCAACCACTTAGTGCGTTCACTAGGGACCCGGTCGATATTGAACATGACAAAGGATGTCACACCCCACCCCTTGAGGGCACGGCAACGGGCGAGTGCGGAGTCGAAGGCCTTACCGTCGTTGGAATCGAGGTAGACGTAGAACATGCACCGATGCCGGATGGGAACCCCCGCCTCTTTCAGTACTTCAAGTCCTTTGGTCACCTGCTTGCCGTACCGTTCGTCGTCATAGGCGAACTTCATCGGCTTGGCCCACTTCAACTCGTTGAGCCGGGCGGCTATCTGTGGTGTCATGTAACGGATGTCCATGCCGCCCTCAATTAGGCGGAGTTTCTGGTCACGAATCCATGCGCTCGTTTCCATGAACCAATCTTTGTTGGCGACCCAGTTGTTGTCCATGATCATGATGGTATCGAAACGGTCGTCGTGGAACTCTTGCGGGTGCTGTGCGCGGGTGAGTCGGCCCTCCTTCTGCGGGACAATGCAGAAGCGGCACCTGCGGGTACACCCCCGCGTCGTGAACCCCATCGAGTACGCTTGGTCAGGGTAGAGGTCATAGTCCGGCTTGATGTTCTCGATCTCGGCCTCGAGGCGGGTTGAAAGGTCAAAGCCCGACCCACCCACGACTATCTTGGCATCGGGGTGCATGAACCTCAGCCCGTCGGACTTGTAACGGTTCTTCTTGAACACGATAGACGCATAGACGAGATCGGGGTCGCCTATGTGCCAGCCGACCGTGTCACCCTGGGCCTTGTGGTGTGCGCTCAGCTTCATGAGTGCCAGGTTCGGCTGAAGCGAGTCCACATCCACAAGCAGTACTTTCATCCTTGCCTCCTGCCTTCTTCAAGGCATCGACCTCTCCTTTCAACTGCACGACCAACTGTGCAAGGTCCTTGTAGGCCTTCGCCGCCTGCAGGTGAGTGATCTCGCACCTGATCAGGCGGCAGTCGGTACACCGGCACTTCAGGTCGTGTCCGTTCGGCATCCTCTGTTCCTTCTTGGCGTCCTTCTCTGCCCTTCTGTGCGACATGATTCACCTCGGGTATGTCGGATGGTATGTCTCGGCTATGTGATCGAGAGACTCTAGGCCCCTGAATGCCTTCGTGTCGAACAGGGTAACCGCGAAGGGCCTCCGAATGAACAGGCCGCGTATCTCGCCCTCACCGAAGCACGCGCAGAACTCTCGGATGAACCTTGCGCATGATTGTGGAGTGGTGCAGGAGAACACGTCGATGGCCATGTAGTTGAACTCCGGCCAGGTCGAAACGGTCGCGTGAGACTCTGCCAAGATCACGGTGGCGGTCACTCCGATAGGCTCGAAGTGATAGATCAGCGATGTCCTCACATTGAGACCTGCCCTCTCTGCGGCGTCCTTCATGTGGTCCAGTAGCTTCGCTTCATTGAAGCACTCCATCGGTGGAGAGAACTCCGCCAACACCTCGTAGCCTATTGTCCTGATTCCGTCGTCTGCTTTTGGTCGCATGTTGTCACCCGTCGATTCGCTCCACCCAGACGACATCGCTCTCCTGGATGTTCACGAAGTCATCATTCACCAGTCCAATCATGTTGCCGTCCACGAACGCTTTCATGCTTTCTTGCCCTCCTTTCTGAAGATCAGGGTGTACTCGTGTTGTCTCGGGACCAGGTACTTCTTGATGAACGAGTACAGGAATGTCTGCCCGAAGGATGCCCCCCAGTCCATGATGTGACAATCCCATTGACGCACTCCGTAGGGGTTCGAGTTGAACAGTTGTATCGTGTCTCCGTGATAGTTGTAGAACCGTCCACCCTTTCGGAAGTCCATGACGTTCCAGACGATGAACCCGCCCGGCTTCACGACGCGACAACACTCGTGGATGATCTCCTTCATCGTGCCCATGAACTCATCGTAGGTCTGAGCGCGACCTGCCTGCCTCTTGTCATCCCCGTAGTCCTCGATGTCCCAATACGGCGGAGAGGTCCACCCGACCATGTCGACCGAGTTGTCCTCGAGGTCGACCTTACGCGAATCATGATCGAGCACCTGTACGCGGTCGTCGATTCGTAGCTCGACTCGGACCTTACGCATGAAGTCAAGGAACTCCTGCGACACGTCATAGCCTATGTACCGCCGCTGAAGTCTCCACGCGGCCTGCATCTGCGCACCCTGACCGGCGAAGGGGTCGAAGATCAAGTCTCCCGGCTTCGAGTAGAACTTGTAGTAGAACACCAGGATGTTGTATGGTGCCTGAGACAGCCCGCCCTTCCGTGCGCCGCATCCGGCTAGGGCGAACTCATGCGGCACGCCGGCGGCCACCATCTGCCCCTGCGGTCGATGATAGTTGCCCCGGTACTCGTTGACGTAAGTCACAATGTAATCCCGGTTCAGGTGCTTTCTCACTCGGACGATGGACATGGGACGCTCGCCGAACTTCGCCTGTATCTCGTCGGCCTGCCGGTCCGACCGCTTGCGGAGACCGTAGTACTTGGGGTGGATGCCCCCGCCCTTCTCGTACCGTGTCTTATCCGGCGTTTTCGTCATGGACCGCCTCCACCGATGCAATCAGGGCCATGAAGCGGTCGGCAGGTGTTTCACCCTCAAAACGCTTGAGTACCTCAAGGACGCGGTCTTTCTCCTCGGTTGTGAGCTCGACCGCGTAGACCTCTGTTCTTCCAGCCGCTTTTCTGAACGAAGCGGAGTCTGAGATGTTCTTGTCTATATCCGAGAGTTTGAGGTCCTCGAGACCCATATCGATGTGATCGAGCACTTGGTTCTCAGTCATACCGATAGCCATTGCGATCTCCTTGGGGTCCTTCCTCTTGCTGAGGTCGGCAATGAGCTTGGCGAGCTTGATCACATCAGGGTCGCCTCTCAGGATGTTGAGAGCCATCGTCTTGATCTTGGCCTCGTCGTCGTCTGCCTCGATGACCAAGGCCCAGACCTCCTCCGACCCGATCTCCTTGGCGACCGTCCACCTGTGTTCGCCGTCGATGATCTCCAACTTCTTGCCCCGCCGGCGGGCGAGGATAGGCTGGAGCATCAACTGAGGGTCCTCCTCTGCGATGCGCTTCTTCAGGGAGGCCATCTTGACCTCGTCAACGACGTTCGGGTTCCATGCGTTCGCTACGAACTTGTCCACTTTCACCTTTTCGTATTCCGCCATAGTTCAACCTCTACTGTGTTACCTCATGCTCTCCGAGGATTTCCTCGGGCTTCTCCTGTGGCTCGAGCAGTACCTTCGGCTCGATCAGGAACTTGTCGTCGAGCTCCATCCTGGCGATCGGGATTATGCGCTTGAAGTACTTGTCGTCCACCGTGATGTCGATGCGGGCGGCGTATTCCCCTGCGTGAAGCTCTGGGATTGACCTCTTCATGCTCACGACGCGGTTTCTGTTGAATGTCAGGTACACGCTGTCCTTCATGGTCTCAACCTCATTTGCCCGTTCTCGTTTCCGTTCTTGATGTTCTTGAACTCTGCCAGCTTGAGGTCGATCTTGACCTCACGCTTCAAGATGGCTTCCTGGATCTCATTGGCTACCCACGATGGCTGAAATCCCTTGGTCTTGCAGACCTCGAAATAGCGGGAAAGGGTTTCGGTGATCTCCCTGACCAGACTCCGTTGGAGTGCCATCAGGTCCTCGACGACCTTCAGTTCCCTAGTCTCCTTCGGAGTCAACATGGTGATCACGGGAAGGTTTGGGCCATCGCCTTCACGACGAGACTGATAGCGCGGTCGTAGTCGCCCTTCGAGATCTCGGCATCCTTCTTGGGCTTGATGCGTTTGGCGACGAAGTTTGACCTTGCCTTGGCCTCGACGTCCTGAATCGCCGTGTTGCGCGTCTTAAAGACGAACTTCTCGGTGGTGGCGGTCACCTCGACGTACTCGACATCTCTGGTCGACACGTCAACTTCAGGCGTGGGTATGCTCTCCCCTGTTATCACGTCCTGCTGTACTCCTACTGGCTTTCTTCGTGTCATGATTCCCTCCTATCTGATGTCTGCCCCACAATGTGGGCAACTCATGTCGCTCCCCTTTACGAACATCCCATCGAGGGAGCATTGGTATCGAACACTCGCGACGAGTGGTTCGAGTCTGAGATCCCGCCCGCAACTCCCACACCACATCGTTTCGTGGTCGACGAAACGACCGCATCCAGGGCAATGATACCGCTTCGAACGTATCTTTCGGCCAACACGCATGAACGCCTCGAAGGTGAACTGCGACGTGGCCTTGGCCGTCACTCGGATGCCTCCTTGAGTCGGTTCATAAGTCGTTGAAAACGGTCCGTTGGAACGATGCGCCGGAGTTCCTGTTCCGCCTTCCCGCACTCCAGCATTATCCGAATGGATGCGAGAGAGCACTTGTCAGCGGCACACTCCTTGTTTCCACAGTTCTTGCATGACTCGCTCGACTCGCTCATCGGCGCTTCCTCCTGCTCAGCTCGAGGTTGATGTTGTACTCGAGCGTTGCCTTGATCACCACTCCCTGCATGAGCGAACTGAACTGCCGCGTCGCGTGTAGGTCCATGACCTGCTTGTCGTCGGCATAGAACACGCCTGTGAGCGCATCTAAGACGGCCCTAGCAAGCTTGTCCACATCCTTGCCCGTGATGTCCTGCACGACGTACCGTTGGGCACTTCGAGGTCGAACCCGCAAGAACTCGAGGTCGAGCTTCACCGCGTACTTGTCCGTCGGGTAGTTCTTGGCATCTCCCTTGTCCTTCACATCGAGCGCCATCGTGGTGATCAGGTTGCGCCACGACTTCAGATCGGCAGACCGCACATCAACGACCATCGCGCGGTGCGTGCGCGGGTTGACGAATGCGTTCTTCGACCCCTGGGGCACGGGTTGACCAGGCACGAACAGGCGGTACTCGATGGTCTGAGGTGGCGGTAGGCCGTCAAACATTGCGAGTCATCTCCTCTCGTGCCGCCTCGATGCCTTCCTTGACTGCCATGCGTATCATCTCCTCCTGTGTCGCACGGATGCGAACGGTCGGAGTGTTGCAGGCTCGAATTGTCACTCCCTCGACCTCTACCGTCGTGTTGTAGATCTGACAACGGTAGCACCCGATGGCCTTGGTGTCGGCACAGAGTTGATGCAGGGGGTTCTTGACCTCACGCCTGCTCTGCGTCATGACCTTTCGCACTATCTCCTCGAGGTCGATCACCGGCAACACCCCCTGGTCGCCTGGGGGTCCATTTGAAGGTCACCGCAAGCCGGTGATACAGTGCCCAACATCTCGGGAGGAGAAGTGAGTTGCTTGCGATGACGTACTTCTAGGCCCCCAGGCGCGGGTGTCGTGCACTCTGCCGCGACCTTCCCACACACCGGGCAGTAGATCTTGGTGCGTTCGACGACCATCACGAATCTGCACTTCGGGCAGACTGGTGGCTCATTGCGCAACGGACGAAGTCGCCGGGGCACTTCAATCACCTTGCCCAGTTATCGATACTCGTACACTTAAAGCCTCTCCGAGTCGCCGTTCGACCGCTGATTGACGCTTCGATTTCTCTCGACATGAGACTGATGCACCGAATCTCTGGGTGTTGTCGGAGACCAGGTAGTTGTGCTGTTCATCCGGTGGCAGGGGCGCTATATCGACCATCGCCCTGCACCATCCACACTTCGTCCTGGTCGTGCCCGGGTTGCGCTTGATGACGTGTCCCGTCTCGCACTTGTACCTCATGGGTAACCCTCCAAAGACCCCCCCTGTCATTTCTACTGGAGAAGCTGAAAAGTGTGTCTCGTCCCTCCCGCCGCACTCTAAAACACATTTCCGGTGGAGATTCCTTGAGTGAGTGAGTGATTAACTCTTTCGATAGATAGATATACCAACTCACTCAACAGACAGGTCGTACACACTACTTCGAGAGTTCCAGTAGAAATGACAGGGGGGGGCTGTTCCACTCAGCCCCCCTCCTGTGTCGGACTTCCCTTCACTCCTCTTGCTTTCGGCTTCAGGTGATCAGGTCGTTCATCGAATGCCCGCGCCGACTCGGCTATGGCGACCTCCCTGATGGCAATCGACTCCTTGACGAGATGCTCTGCTTCGTCTCGGTTGGCTGAATCGAAGTAGGTTTTCAGCCGCTGATCGGCGGGGCCGTGCTCGAGGCAGTCGGTTTTCCCGCGCATCTCCTTGAGCTCCTCCTTGATGACCTCCCTCACGAGAGCCTTGAGTGCTAGGATGTCGATCATTGGTCTATCCCCCGGACAGCCTTCTCGAACCTCTCTCGGTCGAATCGGTCGGTGTCGCTCTCGAACAGGGCGACGAAGGAATCCACAAGCTTCTCCTGCACCGCTTGCGTGTTCTCCTTCAAGATCTCTGCCACCGCCTCGTAGTGTCTCCTTGCGAAGTCGGACATCTCACTCACCCATCGTAGCCGCTGTCCCGTCCGGGTTGAGGAACATCCGGCACTCGAAGCAGGCCTGGTAGTCCTTACCCTTCGCCTCGCTGTGTGCGTCGATCTCGTCGTTCTCGCAGTTCGGGCAATGTTCGAAGTGGAGTTTCACTCTGTCGTACGCCCCCGTCCAGAATCTCATGGTCATGAGTTCGGTCATCGGGATCCGCTTACGCGGGTCCAGCGACTTCGGTTTGTACGGTGTGCCCGGTGCCCTCTCCTTCGTCGGTGCGGTCGCCGGCGGCGTCGCGGTCGTCGTCGGTGCGGGGGCGGTCGGCTTCGCGTCCGGCGTGAACACGTGGTGGTAATCTAGCACCACCATCAAGCCGTTGGCGGCTCTCACTCTGGCCTGCTCGTCCTTGATGTGGCCGAGCTTGTCGTATATCGCTTTGTGGGCTTCGACGGTCTCGTCGATCAGTTCTGTTGTCCTTGTTTTCACCTTCTCACTTCTCCTTTGGCTGAAGAGGTTTGGTTTCAGAAAAAGAGTGATTGGGGTTCTCGACGCAGATCGGACAGATGTTCGGGTCGATGAAGCTCCCTGGTTTGTAGTTCCCTGCTTCGCAGACGGGGCAGTAGATTCGGTCACAGACTACACACTTCAGGACGGCGCACTTCACTTCGGAAACGACCGGGACGACCATCGTCTCGACTGAGACTCTGAACCGTGTACCGCACAATGGGCAAACCATGAAGTCGACCTTTACAGGGAGGTCGAGTATGCGGCGGTCCCCGCACGACGGGCAGGTGATGATCACAGTCTCACCTGCTGTGGTTCCTCGAGCTCGTCGATGGTGTCGGTGATGCTGTGCATGTTCGGGTGATCTCGGTAGTCGGTCGCATCGGCGTAGTCAACTCCGAGTTGCACGATGATGCCCGAAAACCAAGTGTCGGCCTTATCCCCTAGTTGGTGCTTCTCGGCAATGCCGTGCGCCTCCTTGATCAGGTTGAAAATGTGTTCTCTGATCTCCTTGAGTCTGAGGATGTCTGCTTCCCGGCGGAGCAGAAATACCGTACTCTTGAGATCGGCATAGACCTCGTACTCTACGGGCGCGTGGTCCCGTCCCAACTCGATCAGCTCGTCAGGTGTGAACGACGAGGGGTCGTACATCTGCACCCGGCGGCAGTAGAAGGGCCGCCCAGACTCGATGCACTCCTGTGCTACCTTCATGGCTTCGTTGATGTCCTTGGTCTGAACTATGCCAATGTATCCGTTCATGCGTGTGCCTCCTGTGATGCCTTCAGGCGACGGTCGTTCGCCTCGTTGATGATGTGGCTAGGGACCTCATAGAACACGTCGAATGAGTCCCCTGCGTTCGAGTGTACCTGCCGAACCTGCTTTACGGTGATGAAGCTCTCAGGCGGTGACCGACGGCCCCCGTTGTAGAGCCGGTGCTTCGCCCAGAACTCCTCGAGCGCGGCATCCCTCGAGGTGATGCCCTTGCCCGCGATGTGGTCCTTCAAGGTGGTCATGATCACCGCCTCCTCCCTGGCCGCTGGGAGAGATGGATGACGAATGAGGTCGGTCTCTCTCCTCTGACGGAGTCCAACTCAGACCCATGTAGGATGACCGACTGTACCTTGAGTGTCGGGTGTTCTCTGGCAATCTCCTCGAGGTCTCGCCTGAGTCTCGTAACGCCTGTGTTGTCAAGCGCGGTCGCGTTCTTGATGGCGTCCTTGATGGTATGCGCCATTCAGTCACGCTCCGGTGGGTTGTCGCTGTCAATCAGGTTCTCGAAGTTGTCAAGCGCGTACTGATAGACGGTCTTGTCGTCGATCTCGATTACCTTCTGTTCTATGGTGACGAGCGCTCGCCCAGGCATTGACTCCTCGATGACAAGTTCGGCGTATCGCGCCGCGTCCTCATTATCGAAAACCTGCACTTCCTCGGTGAGTCCGTCGAGGTTGGTCACTACGACGTAGATGGTGTGTTCCATTGTGATCACCTGTCGAAGTCGTCAGCGGTGGCGAGTAGCTCATCCCTGAACGCCCGGATGATCTTCCTTGCGTATCTCCGCGCCCGTCGGCGTCCGGTTGCTCCCCTCGGCGGGTCACCGAATGGCTTGCCGATCATGGCGGCGGCTCCCTCACGGCGGCGGAGAGCTAGAAGTTCCTTTTGCCAGTGCCCTGGGTTCTTTGGGAAGCGGCCCATCTACTTCGCCCCCAAGATTTCGATTGCCTTCTGGCAGATCGGGCACCCGCACTTCTGAAGGTTCTCAATTACGCGTTCCGATCTGAGCACGGAACGCGCAACTTCTCGCGCCTCCTGGGGGACGAGAATCCTCTCGGATGCTTCGTTGCTCGAAAGGCCACTCGCGGTCAATCTTGCCCACTCGCTTCCGCTGTCGGTCTCAAGCCCGAACTTCTGGCGGAGGCGGTTCAGCTCGCTGTCGGTCAGAGTCTTGCTCACGGTGTTCTTGGCGTTGTTTCGCACTATATCACCGTGTTGTAGATGGCCCTATCTGTATTTAATCGTATTGAGGGTTTTCACACGTCTGTGTGCACCTCGAGCATGAGCCTGGTCACCTTCAGTTTGTAGGGCCTCTCAGCCACTTGGATGGCGATGGTGGCGACCGCCGTCCCAAGGGTCGCCGCATCGTAGAGCACCACCTGCCCAATGGGCGTCCCACTCACCGTGTAACCGTTCCCTGGCATGAAAGTGGCGGCGTAGATGTTATGAGAGGCACCACCGAATGTCACGGATGTCTTGGTGCATCTAACCCGTGTCTGCCCCGAGATCGCCGCCCCGGCCGCCGTCTGTAGTTCGGCATAGAGTATCGTCGTGGTGACCGCTGAGGCATGCCTGAGTCTCAGGTGATAGTTGTAGACGAGATCACCCGCCGCGCTGAAGTTCTCCGCAAGGCGAGATTTCATGCGCATTGCCTCCAGTTCGTCGTCCTTGGAGTAGTCGTAGTTCGTGATCGAGAGGATGGTCTGCCCCGGCATACACTTAACCGAGCGCACGCAGAAGGTCGACGACAACCCGAGCTCCCCAATGTTGACCGTGATCACCTTGCCGCCACAGTTAGTTGTCGCGGCGGGGGCAACGGGTAGATACATGAGATCAGGGTAGCAACCGCCGACTGTGATTGTCCCTTCCCAATCGGTCCGGTTGATGGCGGCCAAGATGCGCGTAGCCTCGCTCTGCGCGACTGCATACTCTCTCAGATTCTTGTCCGTCACGCGATGCTCAACTGGACCGAATAGGGCGCGGCTGGTCCAATCCACCGCCGAGGCATAGATGGGCGTGCGGTCTGCACTTTCCCCGATGACCACGACGGTGTTGACCTTGAGCGGGTTGGCCTTCTTGAGGTCGTAGTCAAGGATGCGGTGCTCGGTGTCGGTCGTCCCTGAGTCGGAGAAGGTGACCGCTGAGGCGTCGGTAACCTGGATGCGTGGGCGCACGCAGATATACTCGTACCCACCCGACCAGTAATCATAGACCATGAGTTGTCGGTTCGACAACCCAGCTTCCTCGAGGTCACATATCTGTTGAATACACTCGAGGGGGGTCTTGCCTGCCGTCCGATAGATGCCGAAAGTGTCCGAGATACTGGACGAGACCGCGTCGTAGGACGTCCCAAAGACTAGATTGATCAGGTTTTCAAGCACCGCCTTCTTCGTGACCGTCCCATAGAAGTAGGTTACACAGGCGCGCTCGTAGTATGAGTTGGTGTCGGGGATGTCATTACTCTGTCCGTCTATCCACATCTCGTCGGCGTAGGATGCGTTCGCGTACGCCTGACTGACATTCATCTCCTTCCAGGGCGAATATTCGAGCGCGAATGCGGCGAAGTTGTAGGTCTGTTCTACCCAGGAAGTGTTGTAGTACCATGCCCTTGGGTTGAAGGTCCCACCATCGGTCCCGATCTGTATGTCCACCGTCGTGGTCGTCCCCGATGCCTTCACGACGAGGGCGTATCCCTTATCTGGCCGCAGTCGGTCGGCATATTTGAAGCCGTCGCCGGTATCGTTGTCGGGATACCAGGCACAGTCGAACCAGGTGGCGTCGGAGAGTCCGGTCGTCCAGTCATAGTAACATATCCAAGTGCCCGAAGGTCCCGTGAGCGCATCGCACTCCTGGATGCCTACGCGCAGGGATGCGGTGTTAGAGGCTCCACCGTACACGCTGATATGCCACTTGTTGATGTGGTCGCCGTCCTTGCCAGAGAAGGGCTGGGCATACTGCTTGGTCGCATTGTCGAGCGTGACCGATGATGTGCGTGCGCTCGAGTACACTTTGATGTCATGCCGCAGACAGAGACTCACAAACAGAGGGGGGGCTACCCAGCCGGTGTCTAGGGTGTCGATGCGGGCAGGCCATGTAGGAGCCGCCGCATAGACCAACAACCGCTCGTACTCCTCACGGTAGGATGCCGCCCAATAGAAGTCCGCGATGATGCGTCCGAGCTTCGCAAGTGCGCTCTGGCATTCCACCTCGAGCAGTCCTCCTGCCGTCTGCTTGATCGAGACTATCTGCCCATGAAAGTACCGCGTCTTTGCGCTCGTGAGTGTCGGATACATCGAGAATTGCACCTCGAGCCCGCCGATCAGCGTGCCCGTGTTGAGCGTCGCGTCGTAGCTCCCGGAGGTGAGCCCTGAGTCCCAATTGTCAAAGGTGACTTTGAGTGCCATCGGGTACGATTCGTCGACCTCCCACGAATAATCGGTTATGCGTTTCTGCGCATCGGTGTCGGTCTGCGCGAAGGTGAGTGTGTTGGAGGCGGTCTCACCTGGATACTTCCCTGCAACGGTGGCGATCTTGAGTTCGAACCGCTCGTCAGTCATGGCGCACCACCGACCGTCTCCGCCTCTGCGGGATCTGCTTCATGGCAGATGGCACGCCGCCCCCCGACCATGTGCACGCGCAGGCCTTGGCAACGGTCGTCGGCTTCAGCCATCGTGTACCCGAGGCCTTCGAGAGAGTGCTCGAGGCACGATACCGGATGGAGCAAGCCTTCGAGACCGCAGTTACCAGTCTCCACCTGACCAGACTGGTCTTAGTGACGGTCGCGGGTTTCTTCCACCGCATGATCGAGGTCCTGCTGATTGTCGCCGCCTTACGCCACCGCATGATCGAGGTCTTGGTGAGCGTTGTTGCCCGAATCCACACCATGAATGAGGTCTTAGTGATCGTCGCGGGTTTCTTCCACCGCATGATCGAGGTCCTGCTGATTGTCGCCGCCTTACGCCACCGCATGAACGAGGTCTTGGTGACCGTTGTTGCCTTGAGCCAGCGCATGGCCGAGGTCTTGGTGAGTGTCGTTGATGTGGTCACGGAGTAGGTCACGCGCACCCAGATGGCATCGAGAGAGAATGTGACCGATGATGACGAGTTGCCCTGGATGCCCGCGATGCGAACGAGCAAGTTCGCATCTCCCAATGCGGCCCAGGTCCAGGTCGTAACGCTGGTGACATCGAGCCAGTTGATGGTGTCGGTCAGGACCTCCGTTAGGGCAGTCGACAGTACATCCTGCGTGCTCCAGTTGGTGCCGTTATTCCAGGAGATCTCACGCCCGAGTGTGGCAATCGAGGAGGTCGTGCTGACCTTGTGCTCGTGCCCGATCTCCACCTTGGTGATGACCGTCGTTCCGCCGGGGTCCGTGATGCCAAAGGTTTTCCAGATACCCAGCACGCTCAGGTTCTTCCCCGGCGCGCAGGTGGCATAGCTATCGTTGCTCGTGTAGGCATTCGTGTTCGAGGTCCAGGCGTTCGTGCCAACCGCAGTCGGATTGTTACTTATCACGGCCATACTGTGCCCCCGAAGCGATGTCCCTGGACGACGACCAGTACCAGGGAGGGTATTCGACGCTGTTGATGCACCCGATGGTCACTACCATATAGGGTAGATGCAGGTCGATGTACTTGAGTGCCCGAAACGAGATGTGGATGCCGAAGTTCAGCGGTCCCGCCCACGAGGCCACCTGCACCATCCAACATCGCCGCTTCCAACACCGATACATCAATCCGTCCTTCCATCATCGTCTACGACCATCGCGTACGGTATGGGTACGCGCTTCTTCCTGAATACGCCAATGGACTTCTCTGTCCAGCCGACAACGACGACCGACTTCTTCCCTGCCAGGTTCCAGCCAAGCGTGTAGGTGATGATGTTCCCAGACTTCTTCAGCCGACCCGAGACATCGAACTCCTTCAAGATCTCGGTCGATCTGAAGAAGATCAGGTCCGCTCCGAGAGGGATAAGGAGTTTGAGTTCGACCGGGTAGTGCGCCATGCTCAGCTTGAGTGCGCGAGTGGCATCACGGACTCCCGGCTTCGGCATCGAGTCGGTCCCCTTGATCACCTCTCCGCCCTCTGTGAGTATCTCCCATCGATGGCTTTGCATGACGTCCTACTCCTCGTCGTACTTGAAGCTGAGTGTCAACGAGTTGGCATCTCCTGGGGGTGTGCCCGCGCCACTCTGCCGCTGGAACCGGCAATAGTCGCTGTACCCCGCCGCTGTGAGTTCTCCCGTCAGCGATCCCGCTATCCCGAGGTTCGCCGCTGGCTCAGCGGTCGCAATCGCCGTGTTGGTGAGTGTCGTCTTGCTCGGAGTGGCGAAGGTCTGGGCCGTGTAGGTGCTTGTCTTGCACGCGGTCTGTATGCCCTCGTCGGTCTCGAAGGTTCCTGCACTTTTCCAGAAACGCAGGTTCTTGATCTTGGTGGAGTCGTTGAGGGCCGTCAGGTGCACACGGACCCACTTTTCGTAGGCGTTCTCACCGACCGGCACCGAGTTCGCTGTCGGGTCCAAGTTGGCCGCGTCGATGTTCCCGCAGTCCAGGTCGCCAATGCTGTGGGTGACCGTCTCGCTGACCGTGTTCGATTCGCATATCTCAACTGCCGCAACTACCATTCAATTTCACCTCCTGCCGAAGTTGGGGTTGGAGGGCTTGATGTTGCCCTGTGCCTTGCATTCGTGAGCGATGTACCTCTCGTCGTCCGGGAATCTCCGACCGCACCATGTGCAGACACAGATGTGACTCTGCGCCTGCGGAGCGGCCTTCGTCTCGATCTCCTTCCTGCCAATCCATCCAAACAGCCTCATGTTCGTTTCCTCCTCAGTCTCTGACTTCCTGGAGCGTGATCACATAGGGCCAATAGAGTTCGCCCTTCACGCGCTTGTAATCGTGTGCGATGATCTTGGACCCTGGGAGTACCACCTGATGGGGTTCATCGACCAGTCCAACGGTCGAGCCTGCGTTCATCATGGCATCGACGGCATCGTATTGCTTCCCAGGCACATACCACCGGCCTTCGACCTCGACGATCGCCGCCTCGTTGCCCTTGTAGTGTACCCCAGAGACCTTGCGGGACAGAGGATTCGAGATGTTCAAGATTGGCGGGCGGTTGACCGGGCTGACGGAGGATGCACCACGACTGAAGTAGATGCCATTGACTGCCTCCCAATCGAATATGCCCGTGTCGTACACCGCACCGGAGAATGTCAACCAGTTGACATAGCTCGAGGTGTTCCCGCGAACAGCTATGTAAAAGGTCCCGCCTGGGGTGTATGGTTGGACGGTCACCGGACTGGCCTTTGTGCCATCGACCTGGATGGCACCGTGTGCCCCCGTACCGAAGGTAGTGCCCGTAGCCACCTTGAGGGTAATGCCAGCGTTGAGAATGATGAGCGCATATTCCGACTGCGCACCGTAGCACGCGCACGATGCGTCGATTGTGACCTGACCATTGAGGTACGGATAGAGTGTGACGGTCGCTTGGTCCGCTTCGACTGTTGCTCCCAATATCTCGGTTGATGTCTTGGTCAACTCGCATAGCACCTGGATGTTGCGGAGGGTGTGAGCTCCGCCTGAGAAGGTGGACCCCGCACGCAGATGCAATCGCGCCTTTGTAGCTGATTCGGGGCCGACGATGCGTGCTCCGGTGGCAAGTGCTAGTTGACCGGCGCTCAGCACATCGATGGCGGGTGTCAGGGTGTTGTTGATGTTCAGGGTACCCCCCCCAGCCGGTATTCCTAGCGACCCACCCGCACCGATGGTAATCTTGCCGCAGTTGTCGGTGTCGCCACTGGCGGTCAAGATGTCGTACGCTCCAAGGTTCGCGGTGTCGGAGAGCGAATCAGGATAGTCTGCCGCGCCCCAGGTGGCCGGTGTTCTCCACGCGCCCGATGCTACGGCGGTGTAGTCCGTCACGCCCTCACCGCCCTACTGATCTCCTTAGAGAGCAGGTATCGGTCCAGGTACGTACCGAGATTGATGCTCTTGGTCGTGATGTTGACGTTCACCTGAGACCCGGAAACGGACGGGCGGCCTATGACCTCTCCCCTGTGCACGATAGCGGGGCCGGTCTCCTTGATTACTCGGGACTGTCCGGGTGATGTCTGATACCAACCCGCGAGCTTCGCTCCGATGGCCGCCGCCGCCGCCACAGCCGCGCCTACGATGACGATACCGATCCCGGGTATGAGTGCCGTCTTGAAGGCTTGGACGACGGCTAGGGCCGTCTCTGACGCTCTCAGAGCGTTAACGAGGCCTATCACTCCCTGAATCATCTGCCCTGCCCCGACGAACAGCCGCATATACATCCCGGCCTGTTGGAGGAGCTTCGATTGCTCATCGGTCAGCCAGTTGAGTCCTGTCAGGCTTGTCACTATCTGATTGTAGCCGCCTGACACCTGGTTGAGTGCCTGTGCCTGTGCTAGGAATGCGACATTGGAGCGTACGGTCGAAGCGGTCGAGTTCTTCGTGGCCGCGTCGAGTCCTTCGACTTCTCCACGCGCCTTGCGGATGGTGTTGGTGGCATTGTCATCCACACCTTTCAGTACGAGTCGTGCTTCAGCGTCCAAGGGCATTCTTGATAGCCTCTTTCTCTTCCTTGTTGACCTCGTCCAAGATCAGGAACAGGTCAGCGGGACAGTTCTGCATTGTGAGCTTGTCCGAGAGAGGGATCCCGAATCTCGCAGAGACCTCGGCAACACGCTTCACTACGCCTTTGACCTCTGCCGAGGGCATATAGATGCCTGACACGGTTTCGAGGACCTGCTTCTGATCGGCCTCGGGAAGTGAAAACAGGAACTCCTCGAATACCTCCCGTGTCATGGTCGGTCGCACGAGCGATGCGTGCGAGAGAGCGATTGACCAGGGCAGTCCCGCCTGGTTGAACACCTGCATGGCGGCCCAATCCTCCTGTGTCCTCTCGGGTATCTCCTTCGACATCGCGGTCATGGCCGCGCTTGATGTCTCGGTCGCCTTGTTGAGTATCTCGGCGTACTGCCCTGCAAGCTCAGCGATCTTCATGGAGGACGCCTTGCGGAATATGAGACAGCCCTTGGACGTCCTCACCGTGAGTACGCGCTCGAGGCCCGCGACGATGTTCGATACATCGACGAGGTCCTTCGTCACCGCGTCTGCGGCTTCGATGTTCTCGTGCCATTCCATCGGTTGCGCCGGCGGCCCTTTGTTGTCCATGTCGTCACCTCATGCAGAAGCAATGGTCAGCCCGCTGAACTTCAGCGTGAAGGTCTCCTTCAGGGGTTCTTTGCCGCGTGTGTGCTGAGGCCAGAACGCCTTCGGGAAGTACCCGCCAGTCAGCGTCCAGATCTTGTCTCCTATCGGAAGCGTCAGGGTGATGCCCGTTGTCTTGGCGAGCTTCTTACTGATTGGCGTGGTGTCGCGATGGAACCGGGTGATGTCGACCGTGCAATCGAACGGTCCCTCGTCGAAGGCCTCGGCGACGGTGTAGTCGAGCGCATCCGCCCCAGTCCGACGCCCGAGCTCCGGCTTGATGCCGTTTTGGATGTTGAGTGCCCATGTCTCCACGCCCGTGAGATTCACGACGCCTGCCCCCCAATTGATGGTGAGCGGGTCTCCGTCCCATCGGACGAAGGCGGTCGTCGGGATGGTTGGATCTGCTCCTACTGTCACCGCCTGCAGTCCTGTGAAGGCCTTCGTGGTCGAGAGGGTGATGTACTGGCACCGACAGGTCGCTTGCCATGTGATCACCTTGCCGACACCAGGGGCCGCGATCTGCAGGCCGTCCATCTTGCACCCATTGAACAGCGCGTACTCGGTCAGGGATGCGTTCGCCTTCTTGGCAACGAGTGAGAAAGAGTCGATCAGGCCGTCGGCGGCCCTGCCCGTCGTCGCTCCGAGCGCGAATAACGCCCAGAAGTTGACCGGGTTCCACGCGGGGGTGACGGAGACCGCGCGAACTCTCGCCTTCATGATGAACCCTACGAGGTCTTGCGTGAAGGTCACATCTGTGTATGCTCGGTTCTCGATCTGGTCCTCCTCCGGCGTGTCGTCGAAGTCGGGCGTCAGATCGAACACTTCCCCAAGGTAGCTGAGAGCAGATGTCGGTGTCGTAGCGAATGTGCTCTCGAGCACCCAATAGGTTCGCTTGATGTCCTGCGGCAATAGTGTTGGCATGGTTTCACTTCCAGTATACGACGACAATGCCCACGACCGAGATTAGGGACACAATGATGAATGCCACGATGCCGACCATGATCTGCCACCGGGTGTTGAGATCTCGTATCCCGCTCCGGTCCTGCGCGATCTCTGCGTCGGCGTGTGATTTCACCTTTGCGATCTCCATCTCGTTCTTGTTGCATTGCTCATCGATCGTGTCGAGTTTCTTTTCGATGGTGGAGAGCGACAACGACTGCCCTCTGAGAGTTACGAGTGCCTCTATGAGTAGGTCTCTGTTTTCCCGGTTTTCGTCCAATGCCCCGCCCTCCGTGCCATCCACCGTTTTCAGCCCCGGTCGTTCCCGGCTACCTTCCTCGATTCGAGGGCCGCTTTCAGCACGTCGATGCCCACATAGCCAGTAGACATGATGCTCACCAGGGCTGTGATCAGAAGCCAATCTAGGCTCCAACCTGAGTTCTTCACAGCTTCGTTGAGCACAGGACTCCAGAGCGCGCCTACGATGCCGCCCGCGACCACGCGCTTTGCGATGGCGACCAGGTAGGCTGTGGTGTACTTGAGTGTTCGTGTCTCCTTCGGCGGGACTATCATGTAGAGCGCACCGCCGAGCGCACCGACGAATATCGCGGCCAAGAGTACGGCCAATCCTGTTTCCATGTTCTTACCTCCTATCCTCTGCTTACTGATCTCCTGCTCCTCGAGGAGCGGGCGATGATGCGTTTCATGATGCGGAACAGCCCATCGACCGTCCCGCCCGTCGTGTTGATCACGCCGCCAACATAGGTGTAGTGCACCCCGTCGCCGTCGTATGTGCCTGCCGAGACCGTGAAGTTGTTTGTGACACCGACATCGCCGCCCTGAGTAAATAGGCTTGATGCCCCATTCTGCAGGAAGGTGGCAAAACTCCAGGGTCCCGTTCCTTGCGTCATGACTCCCCGGTCTCCCAGCGTGAACGTTCCGGCTACATTTAGCGTGTAGTTGGACCCATGATGAAGTGTGCAGGTGTACGTGGGATGGTCAGATTTCACCAAGAGCGATGAAAGCAGAGTGGTCGCAGACAATGAGAAAATGCGATTGGCAGTCGCGTCACCGCGTGTCGTGATCGTCACCGGGCAGGTAATGGTTCCGAGTGCGGTGGGAGAAACATCGCCAAACAACATCTCGAAGTAGAGTGTCGAGGACCCATTGATGGTCCCGCCGTTGTTAAATGCGTTGATGGCTAGACCGATGACCGAAAAGACACGGTTCAGCGTAAGAGTCTTTCCACTCGCGACGGTGCACGCGACCTGTGTATCGATCAGGCGTGAACCTGAGAGCGTAGTGTTGCCGTTGACCGTGAACGTACGCATGTCCAGATTGGTGCCCGAGTTGTTGGTCACTATCGCACCGTCCGAGGTCACTATGAGTCTCAGATTTCCGATCGATACCATGCCACTTGCGCCGATCACAAAGTTGGTCGTGACCGTCAGCGTGTATGTCAGCGACGGCGTGAATGTGCCCGCAGAGAAGTATGCGGCGTAAGCTCCGAAGCTTGCCGCCTGGGTAACCACGCCCGAGTAACCTGTGCTCAATGACAATGTGCCGACCGTGATCGCAAGGTCCCAAGAGCAGTTCTGAACGCTCGTCGCATCGAATACAATGTCGTCGCCGGCAACAGGTTTAACGCCGCCGCTCCAGTTCGCATCGACCGATGCCGCCCCTGCCGCCGCCGCTACCCAGGTCTTGGTCGCCATCTATTCTTCCTCGTACCACAGCTCGAGCTCCGTCATGAGCCGATACAACTCATCGGAGGAGTCCATACTTGTTACATCGGTCCACTCACCTGCGAAGGCCCAACTTATCCCCGTCACGGGCGAGCTCGCGTTGGCCCGTAGGATGCGTTTGACCTCGTCGCGCATCTGTGTCACGTCTGCCCTGCTCTCGGCCCATAGATCGACCTGCACGACCTGGTGGACCTCCTCGAGGCCATCGCTCACAGGCTCGTGTGTCGTCATGAGTTCGTGGAAGGTGACCAGCCGGACCTTCTTTGACCGTCCATCGGTCATCGTGACCTTGGGAGGGGCCTCTGTGAACCAATCCTCGTTGATCACGGGGGCAACCCCGCCTGTCGTTGTTGACCACTCCGTAGAGAGCAGAGAGGCCATTAGCGAGCAGGCATTGGTCACAGACGACATCAGTACCTCCACCGCATGATGTCGCTCACGCGGGTACGCCTCTCGAGGTTCCTCCCCGCGCTGTCATAGGGCCTCAGCTTACCACCGAGTTGGTTCCTGATGCGCTTGACCTCCGAGTCGAACAGACCGATGCGCTCTCGGACCGCCCCGACCTTCTGCGGTGTCTGTGACGAGAGCAACGCATCCCTACCAGCGAGCAGGGCGGTCAACCGTCGAATCGTCCCTGCCGTCACCGCTTCGCCGTAGGTGTAGCTCACCCGGACGGCCTGATAATCCTCAGGTGGGGTGGTGATCAGGCGAATCATCCCTTGCTTTAGATCATCTGGTGAGGCGTAGTAGTCCGCCTCCGGCCCCCATGTCTTTGCGGAGAAGGTCTCTCCCGATCTGTGCGAGAGAGAGGTCACCGACTGAATCGGGTAGTTCGTCGTCTTGAGGAACTCCTCTCCCCAGTAGTCGTGGTCCTCGTTGAGGGCGGTTCCGGTGTACCACCGGCGGCCCGTGAAGTCGTCCACATCGGCCACCGCCATCGCTATGAGTTCGGAGATGTCAGCGTCAGCGACGAGATCGGTCGTGATGCCTGTGAGCCTGCGTACGTCGTCCACGCCGCAGTACGACGCATATCCGAAGTAGACCGTGTTGAGTATGATGGCAGTCAGGTTGGTGCACGAGTAGGACCCATTACCCGCTATCCTGCACCCTGCGATGTTCCCCGTCGCGCCTAGCGCCATGAGGAAGGGATAGTGCGGGTTCTGATCGACCGACCTGATCTCACAGAAGTGCTCAGAGGTTCCCTGCACGGTGAGTGTGCCCACCCATGCGGGGTCGAAACCAGGATACACGCCATCGATGGCCTGGTCATCGAATAGGAGCTTTGCGCCGGCCTCGAGTAAGACCGTACCGTCCTTGGCTGTGCTAGTGTCGGTGACTCTCCACCATTGCTCGGTGGTGTCGGCGGTGATGGTGTGCGTCTCTCCGTTTAGATCAAGCTCGACTCCTTGGCTCATGCTATCCTCCTCGCTCCATGCGGGCCCGATGGGAGCCGGTCGAAGTGCGCCCACCTCTGGACTCTGTGGTCCCGCGCCTCTCGCTCAGTCATCGCTGAGCGCTCTCCGTGCTGCATCTTGTAACAGTCAGAGTGCCAAATGTCCTGCCCGTCGTCCACGACCTGCGCAGACTCGCGGTGCTCGATGGGATGCCGGCACCCTGGACAGGCGGCCTTCGCGCCATCCTCAACCGTGCGCGTCATAGGAGTTCCACCTTCTTGTCCACGCCGTTGATGCGACAGATGAGGTACACCTTCGAGTCGTCCGTGTCTCTCCAGAGCATCGTCTGGCCCTCGGCGGTCAGGGTGGGCTGTGTCGCTTGCTCGATGTAGGCGTTCACACTTGCCCCACGAACGATGCGTGGGGCTAATGAGCCCGTCCCGCCCCACGTCGCCTCCACATGAGATGGTTCCGTGGTGATGGTTCCGAACGACCAAGGGACATTTGCGACATCGGTAACACAACGATTGCGTTCTGCCACCGTACCCAATAAATCTCCGGTCATGTAAAATCCGATGCCATAGACACCTCCAAAATTGTTGTCGGAGATGGTGAACTTGCCAGGGCTAGACAGAGCGCACACGTAGGACACGTTGTAACCGTAATTTCGCAGAAATGTCGAACCATTGCAGGAGGTCGCGCTGAGGGGATAAACGACCGCCTCGAAGTAACTTTTTTCGACGTGATTAGACGGGCCGCCATTGACCTCAACGCCGACGTTGACATGCTCGATTGTGTCCTCTGACACATTGAACTCGTACGTGCTCATCAATTTGACGCCCGTCCCCGATGCGGTCGGATACGCCCCTCCGTAGCAATAATCAATGCTACTGTTTAGTATCCGCCACACTCTGACATCATTGTTTGCGTAGACTCCATGATACACATTGTGAATGTGACAGTCGCTGATGAGGCCGTAGATGCACGAAAACGGGGAACCATCTATACGGATTCCAGAGCCGCCCCAGTTGTAGACATTCAGTTTTTCGAGTGTGACATGATTGCACGATGGAATCTTGAGAGCATTGCCAGTCTTGCTCTGCGACGCCTCTAGTGTGAGTTCTCGCAACTCCACCCCAGCCAGCAACGTGCCGCTCGGGACGATGGACAGACCATCCGAGGTGGTCGCATCAGTCCACACCAATTTCGACCTGTTGCGAACCGCCCCGCAGATCTGCGTGTCGTATGGCACGCTCAGCACGGTGCTGGGCATCGTGAAAGTACCTGCCGGAACGAACACCTGCCCACCAGCAGTCGCGCCCTGGTCAGCGAGGGCCGCGCTGAGCGAGGAGAATCCGTAGTCCCCGATGTACCGGATTCCGTGAATCTTCGCGGGCTTCAGGTTGATGAACGTCAATCTATCACCACCACCGGCTGAGGAGAATTGGAAGGTGGATACTTGGCGGCCAGCTCACCGAGCGTTAAAACATCGAGCCCCAAGCTCTTGATATATGCACAGAAGGCGTCAAATTCTGAGAGAGTCCAGTCGCCTGTCCCGATGCTATGCCACAACAGTATGAGTACCTGCTTATTCGTAGATGCCGCCAGGACCTTCGCCTCTGCGGTAGCACGAGTTACCACGCCAGCCTCATAGCATTGCATGGCGTGAACGTTCGTCGGCGGCCAGTAGAAGTGATTGTATTGTGTTCCGCACGCTCCGAGTCTCCCGAAGTGGAAGTACGGCGCGAAGGCGTCCATGATGGCTTTGTTGTTGACACCTCCCGGAGTCACTTGGACTCGTGTCTTTGGGAGCAACCCATAGTGCGCTAGCCATCGCAGGTTGACGATGAACTCGGTCAACGCATTGGCGACCGATTGCCCCGTCCATGTCGGATGTGTCATGCTGTGGGCCATCATCTCCCAACCACCGTTACGCACAAGGTTCTGCATCTCGTCGGATTCTGTTGGATATAATCCGGGAACCCAACCGCACATCGCGTGCCATCCATACTTGTCGAGTACAGGCTTCGCTGTGCTAGTCCAGCCCGAATCATGGTCGTCGAACGTGAATATCACTACGCCGCATGGATTCTGTTGTACGAAGACAGATGTTTCGTCAAAGGTGACACTATGTGCCGTTCCAGACGGTGCGTAAATCCCTATGCCAATCGAAGTGACCGCTGTGTCATTGAAGTTCGCGGTCCCTCCACAATCGCTCCAGTTGAGGTCATAGGTCACCCACGCTCCAGTTTCGGCAGGCTCATCCATCAGGCGCGTATTAGGGTTCAGCCATACTCGGGTGTACTCGGTATTGCCAGTGTTGTAGAACACAAGGAATACGGCTCCACCATTAGCGATTGCCAATGTGTGAGTATGCCAGTAGACGCGCAGGCGGTAATGAAATAATGCGTGGTCTCGAAGGTTCAATGTGTACCCCAATGCCTTGGCGAAGAAGGTGGAACTCCCATCGGTCAGCGTGGTCACTCGCACACTTTTCTGACCAGCAATGAACTTCGATGTGTCGTCCGCGATGGTGGCGGTCCCAGTCCCAACCTTGACCCATGATGCATATCCTTCATCGAACACGGACAGGACGGAAAGGGGGTGGTATGCAGGCCCGCTCGAAAGTATGAGAGATGCGTCATACAGTTTTCCCCCCTCATACCTGTTCGTGGTCGGTCCCGGCCCCATGCCATCGGTCATGTCAATGATCACGCCGTTGCCGCTCGTGAGACCTGCGAGCGCCGCCGCGTACACGGTCGCATAGGTCGCGCTCGAGGTCAGGAGCGCGCCTGTACGACTGTTGAACGCCTTGAAAGTCGAGCCATCAAGAAGCACGACGTAGTCAGCGGGAACACCAAGGCCCTTGGCGAAGATCGCGCCGTCAGCAGTTACCCGGAACACGTCCTCGCCGGTGGAGGTCTCAAGAACGAGGCCGTCAGCTACTTGCCCTGGAGCCATGACAATGCGCTGAGCAACCGCATTGGGGTTCTGGTTGGCCGCCACACCCATCGGTGGCACCTCACTCGAGGTATATCCAGATCTCGCCAATCTTCGTGTCGCCTGCACCGCTGATGGTGAGCACGGGCTTCGCCTCATTCACGAGGGGGTGATCAGCATAGGTGTTCGCGCCGACCGTGACCTCCTGCATGATGAGTGTTGACTCGGTGAGTGCGGTGTCTCGGTTGACACCTCTGCCAGCCAGCAGGTCGTGACCATCCATCGACGAAACGAGAGTGATGTCGTAGTCGTCCGTCGGAGCGGTTGCGCTCGGCTTGGTCACGAGCATGATCAGCCTGCCGGACAGGTAGGGACACTCATCAAGAGCCGCCGTGAACGTCCCATCGGTGGCCGACTGCCACTTCAGGTAGTAGCACGCGACGCCTCCAGGGGCTTCCCTGTGCTCCATCCATTGCTGTGCAAGTACTGCTTGAGCCATAGTTGTTGACCTCCGTTGTTATGGGGTTTACTCCCCTCAAAAAGTAGGGGAGGGTAAGAGTAAAAGAGTTTATCCTCAGCTGTTGCCAACGAGCCGGAGTCCCACTATGCCGACATCGACTGCCGCCGTCACCTGCGTATCGGCGGCGGTGTAGGCCATGACCTTCTTGTTGGTCACGTCGATCTTGAACATATACCCGTTCTCCTTCGAGTAAGGGATGACCTCGTCGAAGTTGATCGAGTCCAGACCGAAGCTGGCCGGCGTCAGCGTCTCCCCGCCTGTCGTGTAGCTCGTGATGTCCATCTGTGCGTACACGACATGGGCATCGCTCTCGATGGTTGTCCTCTTGACGGTGACGGCGTTGGTCATGTCAGACCACCACCATCACGCGATGTCCCTGATCTTCCCCTGAGAACAGAACTTCGTGCAGACGAGTTCCCCAGAGGTGACAACGATGTTGTCGATTCCGAGGAAGTCGTTCGCGATTCTGTTGTCAGATGTGAAGATGGTGGTCGGCTGTGACAGCCAGAAGGCGATGTTGTCGAGGTCCAGCAGGAGTATTCTGCTCTTTTCGTCCGCCTCCTTAGGCATGTAGGACGTCGGGACCTTGAAGATCGGAATGCCGTCGTATGACCTTGCGGTCACACCCGCATCCGCGCCCTTCGCGCCTTCGACACCGTTCTCCATCGAGACCTTGCCCTCCCACTCGCCGAGTCTCTGCGAGGGGCTGAGCAGACCGTTGAACACCCGGTAGGCATCTCCGCCCATGACGAACGCCTGCCGCGCCGGGTCAGCACCGTAGTCCTGCGTGTACTGAATCAGCGTGTTGACCTTCGTCAAGGTCAGCGCCTGCGGCGTGCTGTCGTACTCGAGCACCTGCGAGTCGTAGATGGTGCTGGCCGCTGTGTCTCTGTTGATGGCAGAGATGGCTTCGGTGTACGGGTCTGCGTCGCCTGCGGTGTACCCGCAACCCGAGATCTCGGCGTAGGACGAGATCAGCCGGTCGAGAGACTCGAAGTTGTTGCCTGCCAGGGTGTTCATGTCCTGGAGCAGGTGCCCTTCGATCTTCTTCGGGTGCACCGTGCGGAAGTACTCCGCGAGGTCCGCCGAACCTACCGCGTCTGGGCGGTACTTCTTCTTGCGCTCGGCCTTGTCGGTCATCTGCCATCTCGACTCGACCTCCTTCTCAGGGATGGTGAACGGCGCGAACGTCGGTACATCGGAGTCGACATTCACCCCACCTTCAGCTATCCCTGCGGTCGTGGCTTCGTCCACCGTCAGGATGTTGACCTTCTCGCCCGTCATCTCCTTCTTGCCTATGAGTGGGAACATATAGGTCTTGTAGACGAGCTGATAGAAGATCCCTGCGGTGCAGACGGCTGTCCCCATGCCCGTGTCGGATGACAGCGCGGGGTCGTCTGCCTTGCGAAGCACATCGTCGAGGTGCATCACGTCGCCGAAGGCCTTGCCGTAGATGTCTTCGTAGTAGCCGTTGACGAAATCGACTACGCTTGAGTAGGCCATTGTGTTCACCTCTTCCTGTTCTTCACCAGCGGCGAACCAGGTCTGTTCAGGCCCCCAGCCTTCGAGACCTGCTCGCCGATCTGCTCCCACGCTGGCCTTCCGGCGTTGCCGCCCTCAGGCTTGAATTGGGAGCCACCTGCCCCCTGCGCCTTCGATTTCTTGGGCGCGGGTGCGGGGTTTGCGTTCATCCCGGCATCGGGCAATGCCTTCGCCTTCTCCTCCTCAGTCGTCGGTGGAGTCGCGGGCGGCGTCGCCTGCTTCCCCTCCTCTTCCTGAGGCGGCTTCGGTGGGGCTTCGCCCTGTGCCTTCGCCTGCTCGAGTGCATCTATCCGTGCCGACACGGTCGACAACGCCTCGCTCACGCTCTTGACCTGCTCGGCCAACTTGCCGATCGACTCCAGGACTGCGGTCCCTTCGTCCTGCTCGGCGGCGGGCGGCGTCGCACCTGTTTCGCCCTCCTGCTTAGACGAGGTTGGGGGTGCTATATTCTCGTCCTTGGGCTTGTCGGCACCTTCCGATGCCTTTTCCTTCTTGTCGTCCTTGGTCGTATCGTTTCCCCCTTGGGTGTCCAAGTCTCCCACCTCCAACTCGAAAGCGGTTGACTTCAGGACTGTGAACTTGGCACCTTGGTTCATGCCTTCCCGACAGACGGCTACCGCCGAGAGATCGAGCTTGTCGATGTTATTCCAGCACCCTTTCGCATCACACACGACCTGCTCCTCGAGGCTCTCTCCTGAGATGCTGAATGAGTTGTACTCGCCATCGAGTATCCGCCGGCGAACCTCGCGGCACATGCGTGAGTCCTTCCAGACATCTCCGAGTAGCTTCAGGCCCTTGTCCGTGACCTTGGTCTCGTAGGTCTCGCCATCGATGGTTGCCGAGTCGATGATGTCCCCGACGAGCTGATCAGAATGCTCAAGTGACAACCTTGCGCGCCTGAGTAGCTGAGGCAGTCCGTGTTCGAGAGCCTTCGCCGTGATCTTGTCCCCCTCACGGTCAACCAGGACGACAGACGCATCCCCGAAGATATAGAAGTGGTCGGAGTCAAGGTCGCCCATCACCTTCATGATCGGCGCGCCTACCTTCCACATCATGCGCTTCTCTGAGGGTGGCCACATCGACTTGCGCTTGCCCACATCAGGGTGAGATGTAAGCCAGGTCTGGGCCGACTCGACCGTGAAGTTTGCCTTGTCGAAGCGTATGGCGGTAACCTCCCATTCGCCCGTCGCCTTGCTCCTGCCAATCAGGAACGACACCCCGCCTCCGACGTCCTTGTTTCTGAAGTCGTCGTACTCTCGTGGGTCCTTCACACGACAGCGAATCTCGTTCGGAGTCTCCTCACAACCTGGCATCTTAGTCCCTCGCCTTTGCTATGTGTCTCTCGATCACGGGTTTGCAGATGGCCGGTGCCTTGCTCTGCACGACGAGCCACGACCTGCGGATGTATCCGACCGGCCGGTTGCCTGGGTGGTGCACTTCCTTGGCGAAGTGTTCCCCGCTCCCGTCGCTCCAATGTAGGAACTTCTTCTTGCGGGGCTTGATGATGTGCGGGCGTGACCCGTACTCTTGCGGGGCGGCATACGGTGCGGCGTACCCGAGCACGAAGTTCTTGCCCTCCTTTCGCCGGTAGCCGGACTTCTTGAGTGTGCCCTTCCTGACCGGCACATAGCCCCTCTGCTGTGACAGAGAGAAGGTTGCCTCTCCGAGCTCGGCAAGGCAATCGTTGATGATCATGGGGACATCCGCCTCGAGGCCTCTCAGGAGCTTGTCGATCTTGACATCATCGAATGAAACCTCAAGGCTCATGTTAAGCCCTCCACATGAAGCGTCACAGTGCATCGGTCATTCGGGTGCACCCTGAACCCGTTCGTGCGTGCCTTGAGGGTTTCGATGTCGTATGGTCCCCCCTGAGCGATTGCCATGCAATCGTCGCACGCACCATCCGAGGGAACCCAGTCATATTTCCGCTGAGCATTCGCTGGGTCCTTGAGGTATCCGTTGACTCTCCCCGTGTTGCTGATCAGAGTCATCTCAGACCGCGCGATACGCTCGAGCTTGTACTTCTCGGCGTCCGATGCCTCCTGCATCCGAGTGATGATTGCCTCGAGGTCGAACTGGGACGGGTCCTGATAGGCCTCGGCGATGATTCGTGAGAACACATCTCTCTGTTGGCGCACGAAATCCGGCAGAGAGGTCTCTATCCCGGTCCAGTTCGCCATGAGCCAATCGAGAGCCTCCTGGTCCCGACCGTCGAAGGTGACAACCACTTCCTCCTTGATTGCCAGAGACTTGAGCTTTACCCCCATGTCCTTCGCGGCCTGGGCCAAGCCGCGTTTGTACGCCTCCTCAACCCATTCCCGCGCCTTGCGGCCTAGACGTTGCTCAAGGACAGACATCTCGCTCGCTATGACGCGCTGTGCCTGCTTGAGGCTCATGCCGCCCTTGATCGATTGCTTGATGGCGGTGAGTGCCCGGCGGTAGGCATCCGAGAGATACCCATAGAAGTCGTCCTGTGTCGTCTGTACGCCCCTCACGGCTTCAGGGTTGTCAGCCGCGCCCTTGAGTGTCGTATAAACGCCCTTCGATGTGTCGAATGACAGCGCCATCGTGGGAGGCTCTAGTCGATTGCCCTCGCCCGTTACGTGCATACCGTCCTCGTCGATCACCACAGAAAAGCCTGCTTCGACATACGTCTTGGCCGCAGTCGCCCGCAATGTGTCTATCTCAGCCTGGAGCTTCTCGTCGTCCGGCTCGACCGGGACGAATCCCCAATACCAGTCCGTGATCTTGAAAAGGGGACAGAGTGCGCGGTTCATCTCCTCCGCGACCTGGTCCTGGTTGCTCTCAGTCGTGTTATTCTGTACGTGTATGCCGACCTCGTTCGCCGACCCCAACCGACCAGGCGTTTCGACTCCGACGAACTCGGGCGACACACCATAGACCGAGGTCACAATGGACCGGAGCCACTTCCTCTCCTCGATGGTCTGGGAGTCCGTCAGGCCATCGAGCATCTTCACATACTCCATTGCCTGCCCCTCAGTCATGCCGAGCCACAACTGCTCGTGGGGATTCTCGAGGCGACGCTCTCTGAACACCTCAGCGGCTCGGTTGACCTCGTCCTGGCTTGTGTTCATGAACACCAAGGCAGAGTTCGGTTCTCTCTGCATGGCGAAGGCGTCGTAGTTGTAATTGTCGATGGCCATGTGCGTGGCGATGGCAGTCACCAAGGCACGCATTGGAGAGTTCCCCAGGAGTCTTGTGCCGACCGAGTACGAGTTGCCATGTATCATCTCATGGCGTCCGAACCGGGCGGTTATCGTCCCGTCGATCACCTGCATGTAGCAGGTCTCGATAAGTGCGGCCCCACAGATGTGACGCTTGCCGTCCACCTCAAGGTACTTCCGGCACTTACCCGGGGCCTTCTCGGATGCGGTCGCGTTCCGGTGTGTGTGAATCGGGCAGAAGTACTCACCGTTGCCGAGCATCCCGTCGTCAGAAGCGCACAGCACGATGTTACGCGGGTCCTCGTGATAGAGCGAGAGTGGTATCGTCCCGGTCAAGTCGTACCCTATGGAGATGAACCAATCATCCGAGATCTGCGCATCGAGCAACGACCGCTTGATGATGTCCCCGAAGGAGGTCGACGGATTCGGATTCTTGAGTAGCGCCTTGACGCCAGTCAACTGTGATGTGTCTGGGACTCTGAAGGTGATGTTGCCACAACGGCATCGGTCGACCTTCTTAGTGTACTCCGCGCCACACTTCAGGCACTTGACCGAGAACGCTGGGAACCAGTCCCAGAACTGCCGTAGGTTCTTCACGGTCTTGCGCGTGCATTCCCTAATGATGGCCCAATGGACCATCCTCAGCAGATACGACCGTTCGGCCATCTCGTAGAACAGTTCGAGCGAGAAGGGGATTCCGACCATCTTCTTCTGCCGATACTTCTCTCGCACGAGTTGTGGGAGGAGCGACCGGGGCTTTCGGAGAACACCGACGTCCTCGGTGATCTCCTTGATGGCTACGGCGGGGCGGGTAGCTAAAACAGTCGATGGTTGAGTATTCGGGCGAGCCTTCGAGAGTTCCCCCTCAGACAGGATACGCCCCCCATAGGGACCCCGTTCGATAAACTACACCTTTGCTCAGATATTGGCGGTTGAGGGTGATTAAGGTGCCTGATGTTGTGTAGTGCGGTGTCAATCGTCTACCTTTTCGATGAGTTCATGCTCGACCAGGTAGCGATAGAGAATGCGATTCACGCGGTCCGATCTACTCACCCTGTGGTCAAATGACTTCTCGTACGCTGTCTCGACCGAGACCTTCAGGATGGCCGACGCGATCTCGTCCTCGAGCAACAGCGCATTGCAGAATCGTACTTTCACGCTACCCTCCTCCTTGTGATCTGAGAGACTTTCTGCCGTCGTGAGTGTGCTGGATGTATGCCCGTGTCAACGGAGGAGATGGCAAGGCCTCGGTTGACCTTGCCCTCTCTCATGGCAAGGACCGCCATCCACAGCGACATGACCGTATCGTCGTGCTTCGCCACCGATTTCACCTTGCCCTCCACGAAGGTGAGCGAGTTGAGTTCGTGCACAAGGACCTCGGTCACCTTGACCGCTTCGGATTCGTGCGGCGGGATCCCTCTCTCGACTTCATCGACCGTCCGGCCTCGAGGTATCGCGATCTGCTTGCGCTCGAACATGAGTCCCAAGGACGGAACACCCTCCCTCATGTCGGATTTCTCCTTGCCCGTGTTGTGTCCGGTGATCGGGATGTCCCTGAACCGAGTCTCGGCTTCCTCCTGCAACCACACCTGAAAGGCGTTCTTTTCGACCTTGACGTGCACAGGGCGGTATGCCTCGTCAACATAGGCTAGGAGCGACAGATGCTCTTGCAGAGTCAATCCCTTGCGCCTGATCAGGTTCAGGAGTTGTACGTCGGCGGTTTCGGGGTCGTTGCCCAAGATGGTGAACACGGTGTAGTCCGCCCCGACCGTCCCTGATGTCGCCACATCGATGCCAACATAGACCTCCAGGTTCCCCTGGTATGATGGCAGAAGCGTCATGTTCGGGTCGAAGCACTCCGAGATCACCTTGCGCGGGAGCATCGAGCTCGAATCGTCCACCGGCTTGAGCATGTACTCCCGCGAGTAGAGCAGGGACCCGAGTGCGGCGCGCCTCTGTTCGAGCAGGGCGGTCGTCCAATATTCCGGCCACAGAAGCTTGCCAACCTCGTCCTGGGCAGGGAACACGTGCATCGAGTAGAGGCCCCGGGACTGGATGGCGTGGAACAGGTCGCCATAGTGCTTGTAGGTCCCGATCACGAGCATCTTCCCGTTCTTGGCGAGCATAGGGAAGAGGTCGGCGAAGAACCACGATTCTATCGAGGAGTCGGAGTACGATTGCTGGTCCTCGATGGGGTCGTCAACGAAGATGTACTGAGGGTGAGGACCAATGATGGATGTCATGAACCCTTTGGCGACAATGGAAACGCGCCCGGTGGTCTTGATCTCCTGTTTCGCCCAGTTCTTGCGGTCGATGAGCCAAGGCATCTGCCTCTCGATCACACGCTTGATGCGTCCCAGAATCTTATTGGCCTGCTCCTGGCTCACGCTGATGATGTAGATCAGGATGTCCTTCTCATAGGCCGCGAGCCACAGTATCGGGAGGACAACGGTGGTCTCGGTCTTACCGTGTCCTCTCGCCGCCAAGATCAGCAGGAGGTCGTTCTTGCACCATAGGTCGAACCATTGATGTTGGAAGGCAGAGACCTGGTAGCGAGTCCCCTGCCAATCGGCCCCTATGACGTCCTCGGCGAAACTGTGTAGCTTCTCTGCGCTTACCCCGACCATTCAGCAGACCGCTCGACTCTGAGACCTGCGGCCTTCGCTACCTCGTCGACCGCATTCTCGACCATCGGCTTGCACTCGACATTGACCAGGCCCGCGTAGATCAGGACGTAGCCGTTTCCGACGATGCGCTCGGTCCAGTTCGAGAGCATCCACTCAGCCTCGTGATAGGTCCCCCTGTCTCCGAGGTCGGCGAGGATGACCGTGTCTGTCTTGAGATAGGCCACCATCGGGTGCAATGTGCTGTACTGAGGCTGGGAGATGCCCCCCTTGAAGGATAGGGGGGCGGGAAGGTCTGACATCACGCCTTCCTCTTGAAGATGCTCGGCTTCTTCTCGTGTTCCTTCACTTCCTCGTCGGTCGCCGGCGGGAGCGGGTTGCCATACGGTGGCACTAGGGAGTGCGCCTCAAGCGCTTCCTTCGTCCTCTTGCTGTGCCTCTCCTCCACATGCTTCCGCATCATCTCCTCGGTCCCGAACTTCCCGCAGTTGCAGGACCAAATCTCGTACTCCGCCCCACACCTCTTGCACTTGATGGTCGTCGCGCCGTCTTTGACGTCCTCGAAGTCCGCTAGGTGCAGGCCCACTTTGGTTGGTTGCTTTTCGTTCATGTCGGTATCTCCTTTCTTGGCTCCTGATACGCTGTCAGTTCTGAACTTTCGGTCGGTCGTGTTTCCACCCCTCGAGCTTGATCAGGTCGTTGAAGTTGCAGTACGGGCAGAGTACGGCGGGGGTCACCGAACCGTCTGGGTGAATCTCGTGCCCCTTGAGGCCCAAGGTCGCGCCGCACAGAGGGCATTGATAGGTCACCCTGAGGATGCGGTTCGGAGGTGTCGTATCGTGGAAGTGCGACACCCGGTAGTTCGCTCGCCCGATTAGCTCCATGATCTCCTCAGACATAGTCGAAGGCGATGCGTTCGCTCTTGTTGTTGTGGGTGTGGTTGTTGACCGCGACCGATAACTGCTTGGTGCGTTCCTCTGTCGCCTTATATTGCTCCTCGAGGCGGGTCAACCGCTGTTCGATTGCCATTACTCTTCTCGTCCTCTGTCATACTAGCTTCCTCCCCTGCACGAACTCGCGGTATGCCGGTCGCTCGTGCGGGTCCTTCTGCGTCTGCCTGAGCTTGATGAAGCCCCGATGCGTCATGGGCCTCCC